CAAGACCAAGAGCATCTCGCTGAGCAATAAGCTCAGACTCTTTATCCTTTTCTTCAAGAGCCATTTTGCGAAGTCTCTCTTGAAGTTGTTCCCTAGCCTTGGCCAAGTCATCGGCTTGGTCTTTGATAATGTTATCTTTTTCTTCATTGTACTTTTTGTCAGCCTCAATGTTAGACCTAGCAAAATCAGCTGCGAGTTTAGAAAGAGAATTGGCAAGTCCTTCATTTACCTTTTGAACATCCCTAGCGTATTCCTGATTAGCGTGAAGCTCATCGTTGAAGGCATCTTGATTTATTTTTGTCTTGTCACTATTGAACTTTGTCAACGCTTGCTGTTCATCATTCAAATAACTCTCATAAGCATTGAGAATTTGGTCCCTTGCTGGAGAATTCTCTACAGAGCCCAAATCAATATCATCAACTGCTGAGGCTGCATCATCAGCCTTTCGCTTGAGAAGGCCAAGAGACTCTGAAATCTTTTGGAACCAAGTATTACCCAAATCTTTTGGTCCAGCTTGTTGCCCACTACGTAAACTCCAATCTGCATCCTTCCCAAAAAAGTCTCCTAATTTCTTTGCATCAACGGCAATTGCTTGCTTGATCCATGTAGTGTAATCCTGAAGTTTTGCATCGTGACCCTCTAATTTGTCAAATAGCTTATCACCAATGATTAGACCACCAGCAAATGAGCCAAGAAGAACGACAACGTCAAGAAGAGCTGCACCTAATGCACCAAGTCCCAATTTTCCTAATCCACCAAGTCCCAATTTTCCTAATCCACTAGCTCCTGAACCAGCTACTGATTTACTCGCCGCACCTGCGTTTATTTGAGCGGCTTCAAGGAAAATTAATGAACTTTGTTTATCAATGTCAGCCGCTTGCTTCCTCAGTGCGGCAGCAGTAATCGTTGCTAGGTCGGCTTTGAGACTAATTCCAGTTGCGGCAGCTTTTGCAATTAGACTTACTCCAATGAGAACTGCACCAAGCTTTACACCAGCAGCAATTGCTTCAGGATGTGATTCAACAAAAGAAGCAGCCTTCTCAATAACTTTCGCTGCACTTTGAAGAAATGGAAGTAACTCATGAGCAAGAACTGCACCAACCCTTTGAGATGATTTATCAATATCCTCTTGAGCCCTTTTCCATCTTATAGTTGTCTCTGTTGCTTCCTTGGCTTTTTCTACATACTTATTTGCAAATTCGTATAGGCCAATACTAATGATTGCGCCAGCCTCAAATGCCTCCCTTGAGAACCTTCTCAACTTTACTGATGTTTGCTCAAGCTCTCTGGCTGTTGCCTCTGCATTCTCCATCTTCAGGACAGTCGACTCTAATTGACGGTCTAGAGCCTCCATCTGTTTGGTATACCCACTTACACCTTCTTGACCTGCTTCCCACACTCTTCTTTGTGTTGCGGCAAGTTTATCAATTTCCTTTTGAACCTTCTCGTATTCATCCTTCCATGCAGAGGTTGTTGAGGCAGGCAAAGGACCAAGGTCAACGGTGGTTGCTGCCTGCTTCTTTACGTCAGCTATATCCTTCTCAATCTTGGTTTTCGACTGAGGTCCTAAGGTAAGGTCAACTTCAACCGTATACTTTTTGTCTGCCATTAGCCTTTGACTTCTTTCTTACTAATTGCTTTCGCATCAGCTCAAGTAGGTCATCGAGAACAAAGAAAGCGTCTAACTTTCTCTTAGGCATACTTTCTGCCTCTACAAAGGATACGGGCGCAACCCAGACATTATCCTGATTATATGCTCCGAGACTACGCCACAATATCCATTCACTCTTATACTCTAGGAAATCTTCGTATGATATCCCTAATTCATATGGAAGATCGTCGCCTTTTTCTTCCTTCAAAAGATTTCCGAGAAAGGTTATTATTTCCGCTTTCTCGGATTTCTTTTTTTTTCCGTCTCTTTCTTGATGGGTGTTTCATCAGGGAACCATTGAGGATTTAGTCTCAAGACTGCCTCATACCATTTTTGTATTTCAGCAGATGGCATAAGTATTGCCTCATCCTCTGTTGGAGGAGTTCCTTCAATGACTGCAGCAAGCAGCTTAGGATAGGTGACCACATGAAAATATTGGCGCTCTAAACCTGTTGCTGCGTCGAGCGAATCAGAGGCGGCCTTTTGCAGCCGCAGAAGTTTTACTCCAGTGAGCCAATTTTCTTCTGCGACTACAATTCGGTTGCCGTCCTCAAATGTAATTGCTTCAGTTAGGCACTGAACTGTCATTAGTACTCATACAATGCAATGATGAGTTTATCTGCAGCTGGCGGAGATACAAAGTCAACGTTGGCTGCAGCTGGGGTAAAGCCACTCGAGATTTGAGTGCCAGCCGCATAGTCCCATAGTGTGAGAGTATCGGCAATGTTTTCCTCAAGTGGCTGCTTATCAGCAGGGAATAAGAAAACGTCCTCAGACCCATCTGCCAACCATGCAACGATGTTGAACCTCTCAAATGTTTGGTGGTCCCAAGCGTGCATCTTAGTTGCGCCATCGGTATTCTCCGTAAGGGTTTGACCCCAAACGTGCTTTCGTGAAGATGAAAGCGAGAGAGCAATTGTTACATCAATGGCTGCATCATTGAAGGACGGCCACTGAACAATCGCCTTTGCACGGGGGATAAGGTAGTTGTGCCAAGCTTCTACACCATCTTCATTGTGCCAAGCGAGCTGAGAAATCATAAAGGTTCCTGAAATCTCGAGGCCCTGCTTGTCTGTTCCCATTGGCATACCTTTTCCACCACCAACTGTTCTTGTTAGTACCGAACCCAAAGTTGCAAATGTTTCAAGGTCAATATAGCTTACATGAAACTCTGCAGTCTTTGCATCAATGCTAGGCAGATAGATGGTGTCCTGAACAGCGCCTTGCGAAATGTTCACAACCGTACGAGGAGCGCCTAGGTTAAGCGCTAATGACTTAGGACCAACAAACTCAAGTCCCTCGTAGGGTGTCTCAGCTGCAACAGGATAATCAGGAGCATCTATTCCGCCATCACTTCTGATTGGGAAGAACGTGGCACGGTATACCTCGGTTCCCCAACCAATTCCTGAAGGAGGAGTGTATGGCATATTGAAATCCTTTCGTTACTTAGATTCTTTTCCCATCACGCTAAGAGCATGTGAAAGCTCCGCAGGGAATTTTGCTAATTCTTCAAATAGGACTTGAAGGAAGAAGGGCCATCTTCCTCTCGTCACTCTCGACTGCCAACCAAATGGAGTTCCACCGATTGCACCAGCAGGGTGTTCATTCTTCAATGATAATCCAAATGGGATGGCCTCAGTTTTCCAACCAAGACGGTATTTGTCAGTTCGCCTATATGGTAGATTATGCTCCTTGTTAAGTTTCCAAAGAACAAACCTCTTTTGCTTCGGACTATCCCATTGAACTGGATATCTTACAGGTTGACCTGGTTTAGACATCCTATAGGAAATCCTAAAGACGAGTGCCCTAAGAGCACCAATTCCAGCATCGTATAAATCTACCGGAAGTTTTTCAATAGGTCTACTCATACAGTGAACCTTATCCTCTGAGTGACTATCACGATGAAAGTCTGCCAAACAAAGTTGGGCCTATTTGGAGCATCTTGGAAGAGTCCACCATTTGCAGTAATCAATGAACGAGAAACTCCATTCACATGGTTCAAACAAGGAGGAGTAATCAGATTTATCAAAGCGGCTCTAATAAGTTTCATTTTGCCCTTTGACTCATTCATTGTTGTGAACTTGGTGTAAACATCCATAAGAATGTTCCATTCAACATCATTAGCAAGACCATCAGCTCTCACGGTTGTAAAAGTGTCAGGCGTAACTACCACATAAAAGTCAGCCCCCTTGTTGAGTATTGCATCATCATCAGTGACAAATTCGCTCTTAGGGAAAAAGTCCGTAAGAGTTCTTATTCTCTCAACAAGGGCCGCTTCACATAATCCGTAGTAGTCTGTCATTGTGTCCAGTCATCAAATGTATTCCCAAATCCTTTTCGTTGAAAGATAGGGAACATTTTTTCGCCTGATTCGTCATGGTCACTAAAACCAATTGCATCAATATCGGATGAATGTTGCGTCTCACCAGCATTGGCTAATCCTGGAGCAAACTCAAGGACCCACAGATCAAGGTCTGTCCTTATCGCTTTCCAAACAGACATCCCACTGTCAACAAATCTCTCACTGAAGAACCTTCCCTGGTTGTTGACATATTTGACAATGTCAGCAGTAATTTGCTCAACAATGGATTTTGCCGAGAGTCTTCCAGCAGTACTACTTAGGGGAACAACAAAGCCGTATTTGCCGAGAGCAATATCAAGCATCGCTGAAACTTCGTTCAGCCAGCTAATCACGGAGTGTAGCTCAGGATTTGTACCGACTGCATAAATCGTTTCATCAGCGAAGGTGTTATTCTCAGTCCATGTCCTGGCCAAAGCTGCTACTCCTTCAATAGTACCGTAGCCATATTCTGTGGTCATTTACGCGGTTTTCCCTTTTTCTTTGTTACTGACTTAGTTTCATCCGTTTCGTCGCTAGACTCACTTTCTGAGTCATCAGAGGTCATCTCTGGTTCACCCAGCTCCTCGCTGTGAGGTGCGTAAATAGATTCATTAGCTTTTGTGGTAGCTTCACTCAGATAGTCCTGGGAGGTAACCTTAATGGGCTTTTCTGTGCCAACTTCACGGACGTCCAAGTAGGGATGAACAATCGCCTGGTCTTCTGCTTCAACAGGAACAGGTCTCCACTCGTTCTGGGTATATTCATTACCAGAAAAAGCAGTGACAGCTCCAAGCTTATAGCTTTCTTTTACACGAGCTTCAAGTGACATTTTATATCTCTCCTTCTCTAAGGGGCAAACCATGGATAGGTCGACCCCTTAGAGTAAGTAATTTTGACCAACAGTAATTAGCTGTTGCCCATGTATGCGGTGCGCCAATCGCCATAGAAGTGATTGTAGCGTGCATAGAACTTGAAGTAATAGCGACCACCGTCTGGAGCCTCCGGATCGAACCAAGCTGACTGCAGGTTGGGGCGTTCTCTCATTGCAATCACAATAGGCTTCGTTGGAGAGTCTGAGGCCACGAGCACCCAAGCGGTCGAATCGAGCAGAGGCGAAACAACGTAGTTGATTCGGCCAGCGAAAGGGTTTGCGTTCGCCGGAGTTTCGGAACCTCCTGGAACCTGCGTGAGCTGGAAAGCTACTTTGGCGAGGTCAGGAGGAACGACTAACAGGTTGTAATTGTACTGAGTGAATTGGCCCTGGTCATCTCTGGTCTTTTGAGCCTTCACATAGACAGTATTGAAGTTGGTTGCATCAAGGGCTAAAGCATCCTTGTTGTCCTGCACAGACGTATATGCTGCTCCCTTATCTACGTGGGAGTCATTGAAGAATGATAATCCATCATAGGCAAGACCATAGTTGGAACCATCACCATCATTCAGGGCCTGGAAAGCCTGTTGTGCAATATGACGCTGGAAGTTATCACCAGCCGAGCGAACCTTTCGATCCAGCTCTCCAGTCTGATCATCCTGAACGGCATTATGAGAAATGAAGACCGTGATGTCCCAGTCGAGGGGCTGTACCGTCATTCTCTTCTCAATGAAATCCTGGATCTGCATACGACCACGATTACGCAAAGGCATAGGAGCTCCACCAAGGTCAACCATTTCGATATTCTTGGCGCTCATAGTAAGCTCTTGCGCAATGGCCGCATAAGCAGGAACAGGAGGAAGTGCGGTTGTTAGGAAGCCCGTTCGAGCTGAAACAACCAAATGTCCTGGAACGTTTCCGCTAATCATTATTCATCTCCTTATGCACCAGCGCAAATTTGCGGTGTGGTCAACTGCACATAAGCATAGCCATCTTCCACTTTGTGGAGGATACCAATTTGCGGATTATCTGCAGCTGTTTCGGAAAGGGTACCGGAGTCCGACATGTAGACCACTTTGCCAAGGTCTGCATTATCAAACACGGCTGACTTGAAACCTATGATGGATGGGGAAACATAGATTTCAATTTCGGTTGTCTCAGCAGTGGCAGCTGCAACTGTTTTCCCCTCAGCTGCAATACCAAGACAAACATCAGTGGCTGCAACAACTGCAGCGTCGAGGAAGCCGGTCGCATTCAGTGCATCGACGTCCTGGTCAATAATCATCGGCTGGCCTTTGTAAATGGTCTGAGCCACCGAAGTATCCAAGAAGAATTTCTCAGACTTAGGAACTCCCAACAGATGAATATTGTTGTCAAAGGTAAGGTCGGCCATTTTACTTCTCCTCTTCCATGAATTCGTCAAGATTGAAGTTCTCGAACTCACCAATCTCAGGATTGATCTCGAAGAACTCCTTCATGGTTTTGCCGGCACCAATCCACGACTTCAAAAGGGGCCGATATTCGACAGGAAGTTTTGGCTTCCTCAAGCTATATCCGAGAGGGTCAATCCCATGCTCGGAGAAGTCGATCGCTGCGTCAAGGGTCTGCTCGAGGATGCGTTCAACGGCTCTGGACTGCTTTTCCGGCAGACTTAGTAAAAGAGCGACCAAGTCATTGGGGCGAACACGAAGACCAAATGGCTTCTCAGTGGTCCCACCAACGATCCTTGATGCAAATTCGACAACGTGCAACTTTCGTTTTTCGGCTACAATTGCGTCCTGTGCAATCTCCATAGCCCGGCGGCCAAGCTCGTCAATTCCTTCCTGGGATCCCAAGAGCTCCTGAAGAGCTGGACTCACTGAAACGTCGCTCAATTCACTAAGCTCTGTTTCAGGCTCCTTCTCGGGAGAGCGGCCGCTGATGGCCTCTGTGATCGACTGCTTCAGATCAGCAATAGCCTGTAGAACAGCGTTATCCATATCAATCTCCTGTAAACTTTCTGATAGCTCAACAGGACGCAACAATATTTGTCCAGTTGATAACCTTGTTGCTGGCCAATTCGTAAGGGAACCACCACGAACGTATGCTCCTTGGCCATCAATGGATGGGGAGAAGAACCTTCTCGCGTTTGACTTGATTAGGCTTGCTCCCGTATCCGTCCAATTGACAAGGAACCTAAGAATGTTCCGGCTCTTGTCGTGACGAATACCAACTATCCATCCAGCACCACCCTTATGGTCATGACCATTTTCATCGATAGGTAGGCCAACTAATTCACCTTTTTCCGTTCGGGTACTTTCAATGACTCTTCTTGTGTTCTTTACATAAGCCTCCAATTCTTCTGGCTTGAAGGTAACTTCTTCACCCATCATCGTGGTGAATGTTCCCGCAGCCATGCCATCTATATACGTCTGAGTCGATAAATCTACATCTGATACATCGCTGAATGCGAAGCCAGATAACTCATTCATACCTTGCTGCTTCTCTGCAACTTTGAAAAGATTTTTGAAAGCAGCAGCTACCTTTCCAGGAAGAGAATAATCATTAGTGTTAGCATAAAGGGCCTTCACATAATCATCAGCTTCCTTCTCTGTGTCATAACACTTCAACTCCTTATCACCCCCCTTTTTATAAACACAGAACTGGCCATCTTTTGGTTTTACTTCCCAAGGCATATTTTCTTCCTTTCTATAAAATCTAAACTTCTACTAAACTGTTCATTCTATCAGCAATTTCAATTTTTATATTTGTTATACAAAATTTCCTCTCCATAGTGTATAGCCTTGAATGTTCTCTGTTCAGAGTTTATCATTCTACTCAAATATTCATCCTTAGCTATTTTAGAACTAACGAATACTATTGATACAGAAGAATTTTCTTTCATAGCGGCAGGAGTAATGCTGTCAATATAATGCAGTGATCCGTCACGATAAAAGTAATCATCACTTTTTAGATTGTTTACTTCAATGACTAGGTCAATATCACCAGGCTTGGGCTTATCAGAAGCAAAACTTCCATAAGTGGTAATACTATTTATGTCTTCTATTGAATAACCAGCACCAGTGACAACATTTTCAATTTCCTTAGAAGCAGCATTCAATAAATTATGACGATATGAATTAGTAACATAAGTGGATAACAAACCAATTCCTTTGTCATTCCTTGAACCACCTACTTGTCCAGGCCTACCAGCGTGTCCATGAAAGCCAGAACCAGGACCGCCGAGGTCAACTTGCTTAGGAACAGTTTTGAATAATAATGCTAATGACACCATTTCAATATCAAGTGTTTTCATTCAGAGTTTACTCCTGTATAAAGCAAATGGAGCGAATTACCAACTTTGTCTACTACCTTGAAGGTTGCACCAGCTGGTAACAAGAATTCAGAGGCAAGGTCATGAGCGTATAAGGCTGGTGATCCTGCAGGAGCATCAATCACCATAAGAGCGCCATCATCTTGGCCAAAATCTTTTTGAAACGAAATAGCGACATCCAAGCTCCTTGATGTTGACGAAAATTTAGTGTTAGATAAAGTGAATTCATCACCAACTTTTGTATCCAATAAAGATTTTGCATAACTACCGTGAACACCACGATATAAGATTTCATCTCTAGGCAAAGGACTATTCATAATTTCTTCTTGAAGTTTGTCTCCAATAGGATTTCTTTGTCCATTACGGTATGGGTGCTCACCATACCATAAAGTACTTGTATTTGTTGTCCAAATATCAACACCATCAGATGAAGAAGGCTTTTCATATAACTCAGACGTCTCTCTTGAAACATTTTTCATTCGTTCAATTGAATCATTAGACCATATGTCTTGGCCTTCATTTTTCATAAATGAGATTACATCATCAAACTTTGAGTCAATATCATTTTTCGTTTGTGAACTCTTAGTCGATCCTCCGACTTTTCCTGGGCGACCTTTATGACCTTCTTCTTTTGAGTATCCAGAGCCATGACCGCCAAACTCTGAGAGGCTGTCGACTTCCTGAAGAAAGTCTGATGCGTCTAATTTCCAGCGCTCTGTCATAGGAATAAACTTAGGAGTGTCACTCATGGGAGTAGTCTCATCTTGATGTACCAATCAGGAAAACCGTATCTGTCATTACCAAAATAATCACCTTCCTTTGTTTTCACTTTAGAAAGTATTTCAAACTTTGAACCTCTAGGT